GTCCTGGCGAAGTTCCGCGTATGTGATGAGGGCGTTCTGCACGGTCTGCGTGGTGATACCCGGACAAGAAAGGATGTTGATCTCGTCCACGGGGTCGAATGCGAAGACTCCGGTGCGAGCAGCGGAACTGCCCGCGTAATCGATATCTCCGATATCCACGAGGCCATCGTCGCCGCCAGTGAGTGTGGAAATTCCTTCGGCGGGCCGGTTCTCGGGGGATGCCGACGCGCTGCTCAAATCTTCGACTTCGATGTACTCGGATTTCCCGTTGATCTTATCATGCACATAATTCTCCGAAGCGGCGTCCATCGACAGGTCATCGAAAAGCTCGACCACGACGCCTTTGTACCTGACTTTCATCCTGAAATGGTTGACCGGGTCGTAAGTGGCCGCCTCGATCTTCAAGGAAATGTTGTCGCCCCACGAGCCCGGTGAAATCCCTTTTACCAGCAGCGTGTCGACCGGCGTTGCCGCGCGGTCCTGCAGGGTGAACTCCGAAGTGACAGCCGTGGCGGTCGTCGCGTCCGTGATATCGGTGTAGTGAACGATGCGCGTCACGTAGCAGCGGCCACGAACCTTCTTGAAGAATCCGTCCACGGCGTATGCCAGGTAGCTGTTCGAGATATAGCCTCCGAAGATGCGCTTGAACTGTGCGAAGCTGGTAATGAGGACGGGAACGCCCACGGGCCCGCGCTCGGCGATACCCATGAAAGCCGCAACCGATGAGCTGATCCGCTCGATGGTGTGCCTCGTGCTTTCTCGCTCCTCAACGTAAATGTCGGGGGATAGATATTCAGGCATTTATGAAGTCACCTCCTGTCATTTGACTTTCTTTTTTGCCGGTGTTTTAACGGTCGGGTCCTCCGTAACGGAGAGGAACCCTTTCTTTATCAGGCGGGAGATATCCGGTGATTCCAGCGTTGTCGCCGGAACCGGTTTGATATCACCGGCCAGAAAATGGAGCCCGCGCCCCTTGCCGGGGGTCACGGTGAGAATCGCTCCGGAAATGTTCTTCAGTGAAACTTTTTTCAAAACGACCACCTCTCATTCATCCAGATGAAACGTTTCCAGGAGTTTTCGTGTGGATTTGTCGCACACCCTCACGTCGCGGTACTTCACGAGCTTTCCTTCCTCTATCTGGTGATCAAAAACTTCGATGTCCTCGATGCGGTATCGACCGGACGCCTGCCGGAGGTTGGAAAGGTTAGGCCGCTCAAGTCCCCCGAGGGGAACGAGTTCGCGCAGGTAATACGAGCATTCGGCAGAAACGGCGATTTCCAGGTTGTCCAGAAAGAACGCGATGACCTTTTCCTGCAGGTCGAGGAGTTCGGCCCCGGTATCAGCGGTGAGAACGAAATCAAAATCGAGGTGGTAATACCTCGGCCAGTTACGGCGGGTGTACGTGAAGTTCGCCATGTCCCGCTCCACACGCTTTTCCGAAACGCGCTTTGCGAGGTTCTCCTCCATCTTGGGGCCGATAACTATCAGCGATGGAACCTGCTTGATGTCGTAGAACTCGTTAAGGGGAACCAGGACCGTGTTCGGCGTGACGTCCGCCTGGAGTTTCCGGATCAATGCCTCGATTGTTTCCCTAATGGATGAGCCCAAGTATGGCCTCCTGGTAATTGCGTTTGATCTCGTCCTTGTACTTCTCCATGACCGGGTGAAGGAACGGGCGCGGTGGAATGATGATGGTCGCCCCGTTCGGGTGCTTGATGGTGGCCCCGAACTCCATGATGGCCCCGATGTTCACCGTCTCCTCGCCGTCTTTGTTGCGCGTGCCCCGCAGGAGCCCAACAAACGCTTTGTCGCTCATGATCTGCTGTGTGATCGAGCTGAGAAGGAATCCGGTGTCTATGAGGGCTTTCGATGAACCTTTTTTCTCGATTGTTGAGGGGGCCAGTTCAGCGAACTGCTGTCCGCCGGGGGCCTGATCGCGGATACCTTTCTTGATCTCGCGGACGAGAAGCAGCGCATTCTTCGTGCTCGCTTCCCGCAGCGCCCGTTCCATCCGGGCCGGAAGACAGTTCCTGAGAGCTGACTCCAGCTTTTTCCAGTCTCCGAATTTGCTAACCTTCATAAAGCTTCGCCACGGTCACCACCTTATGGCTTACTACGCCGAACACGTTATGAATCTCCACCGTCAGTACCTTGTGCTTGATCCCGCCGAACTCAATCCGGTCACCCTCGTTGATTTCCTGTTCTGGAAGCACACAGATAACTGCATCCGACTTCTTGCTTGTGAGCAATTCAACGGGGACCTCCACGAACTCGAATGGGAATTCACAGTCCAGAACGAGGGGAGCGTCGTCCGTGCCGTACAGTCTTTCAGCGGCGGGATCGGGGATGTAACGCTTTCCGATCTGTTCAGAACTCGTTATCAGTTCCGCCGTACATTCGGCGATGAATTCCTTGTCCTTATCCGAGAGCAGCATTCTCGTCCTCTTCGATGCCTCGTTCGTAAACAACGGGTTTGACCGATGGAGTCGTCATGATTCCGTCGCCATCGTCCACTGTGGGGCTGTCGGGATTGATCTGCTTCACACGCGCGTTGTAATCCTTACCGAGGTCGTCCTGGAGATCGGCCCAGAACTGCGGCTGCTTGGTTTTATCAACTTTCTTGTCGCCGCTCGTGAAGGAGAAGTTGTTGGCGGTGATCGAGCGCATCAGCATGCAGACGAAGATGTGCGCACGCAGCAGGATCATCTCCTGATTCTCGCCGGACGGATCGGGTGTTACGTCCCCGGCATCGACCGTATAGGAAACGTTGATATCCTTGTTGATGGAATAGACGGCGCGAACTATGCAACGGTTTAGGTACTCGTCACCAAGCATTTCACCGGCAGTGTCGCCGATGTCCAGGCGCAGCATTGTCACAAGATCACTGACCAGCATCCTCGATCTCCTGTAATCGCGCTTTCAGCGCGTCGATGACTCCGGGGCGTTCTTCCTCCAGGAGTATGGACTGGATGACAGACGGGTCGCTTTCCGCTTCGATGAACTCGATGGCGTCCGTTTCATCCAGTGTGTCGAAATCCTCGGGCGGTTCATCCACCGGAGTTTCCGAGGACGGGGGTAAGGTCGCTTCATCTTGCTGCGGTTCGTAGTCTTCCGGCACAAGTTCGATCAGTCCTTCATCCGCGCGTTGCGAAATCTCCGGTGTGTCGTCGACCACTTCTTTTATCTCGTGTCCTTCGAGCCGGATTTTCGCGGAGGTGATATGAAGAACCCCTGCGAGTGCGTTCTTTATCCTGACCAAGGCGAATCCTCCTTTCGATGTGATATGGGATTACGGATCGCGCATCCGGAATCCGGAGAAACCTCCGAATCCCGAATGCCGAGACCGTTTTTACGGCTGGATTGAAACTTTGGCAACGATGTCCGGGCGTGTGACGCCCTGGCCGAGTTCGCTCCAGATCAGCCAGCCCGTCTTGAACTTGAGCTTCTTGTCGATGGCCTCGGCCTTGATGGGTTCGCGGATGGGCATTTTACCGAGTTCCTCGTCGGGGATGAGGAGAACTTCGTTCAGGTCGGCGGCGGCGGTAATGAGGACGCTGGCCCCGCCGTAAACCTTGATAATGCCTTTCTCGCGCAGTTCCCGCTGCGTGACCGGGTCCAGGTCCCACGAGCGCATGTCGTTGAACCGGCGACCGCGCAGAACGATGTACTTCACGGCCAGTTCCTTGTCCTCAAGGATGCTGATGGCGTCGTTCAGCGCTTCCTCGGTGAGGGCCCCGCCTGTCACGGTGACGGTGTTTTCTGCGGGCACAGCCGTGGAGATGACCGTCAGGGTACGTTTGTCGACTTCCTTGCGGATTTCATCCGAGGATGCCGTCTGGATGTCCATGAGCGTGCCGATGTTCCCGTGTTTGAGGACGCTGACGTCCACCATCGGGGTGCTGTGAACGCGGTGAGTCGGGAACTCCACCTCGTCTTTTCCGATTTCCTGCTCCCGCGCCTCGCCTTCCTTGCTTATCCAGTAGGCTTTCACACGGGGCTTCTTCTGGTACACGGGCCGTTCGCCCTTGGGCAGGTTGTGCCGGGTAAGAAGAAGAGAACTAATTTCCTTACGTTTGATCTCCTGTTCGATGGGTGCGGCGATGGCCGCGGCAAGAGCCCTCATGCCTTCCTGAGAATCCAGGGCTTCCTGCATGAGCTTGGCCATGGCCTCCATGAACTCGGGAGTGCTCACGTCAACTTTCGTGTTATCCATGTCGGATTGAACCTCCTTTTCGTCAGGTTGTGGAATACATTTACACGAGCAGCTTGAATTTCAGGATGCCGCCGGAAACGCTGATGGCCTGGGCGACCCTGCTGGTAGCGGTTGCGCCACCGGTGAGTTTCCCGTCGCCGTCGATCTCCAGCAGTTCGTCGGGGCTGATTGCGCCGGAGAACTGGTCGGTTTCATACACGCCGCCGCAGCACCAGATGCCCGGCATTTCACCGTCCGCGTAGTCCTTCATAAGGATTCCGAACGACGGGTCAGCCGCCGTGGTGTTGACCGCGAAAGTGTCGTCACCGACGAGTTTCACGAACTGCCCCAGACTGCCGGAGCCCTGCATGTAGCCGTCGCCGTAGGCGAGACCGGGATGTGAAGCATTCAGGTATGCCATGATAAAAACTCCTTTCTGTCGTGATAAATCCGGTCCGGCGAGCGTCGCCGGACGGGGGGTAAAGATAGAATTACTGAGAGGGAGTGCCGACGCGGTCCTGATACGCGGCCATGAATCCGGACTTCAGTTTGTCTTCGAGGGACTTCTTGTTGTCGTCGACATCGCGGGGGCGAATGTCGGCACTGGATCTCATGGAGCCGCCCCTGTTGCGGGAAGCAGCCGACTGGTTCTGGTCCGAGCCGTCCTGGCTGGGGATTGGGGGGAAATCCACCCGGCTGTAGGCATCTTCCGATGCTTTGAAAGCGTCGTCGCTCAGGCTGGCCAGACGTTCCAGTTCCGCTTCGCGGTCTTCCTCGTCCTTGAACCGGAGTCCCTTTTCCTCAAGGGTTTTAACGAACTTCTCGGCGCGGGCGCGCCGCTTCGTGGCCTCCTGCTCAGCCTTCACCTTTTCGTACTTCTTGCTTGTATCGTCGAGCTTGGATTTCAGGTCGCGGTTCTCGCCCTCGAGTTCCTTTATCCGTTTCTCCAGCTCTTCGACTTTAGCGGCCAATTTCTCGTTCGCCGCCTCGTTCTCGGTGTTCTCCGTGTTTTTGGTTTCATCTTCCATGCGGTTTGAACCTCCTTTACATGAAGTGTTTTCGGAGCTTGCCACCTGCTTTATCTTCGCGTTCTCATCGGCACCTTTTCGGTCCAGCAGGCCGAGACCTGTAAAGGTAATGCCGTGGAGAATTTCATAGACAGGATTGCCTTTGAACTCACCTCCTTTGAATTTTTTCAAGTGGATGCAGTAATCCGCTTTGCTTTTCACGCGCTTTCCGCAAATCGAGCATTCGCCTTCCTCGTAATCGCATTCCATCGACACCTGTGTGATGATGCCCTTTTTCATGAGCTTGTAGGCGAGGCGGGAGTTCGTGTTCTCGTTTGTGTAGAGTTCACCCACGCATTCGACCCATGCCCGATCCGTCTGCTGAACGAAATCGCTCGCGACGATGCCGCCGACTATGTCCGTAAAATCCTGGGAATGCTTGAGGTCGATCTTCTTGTTTACCGCCGTCTGGTGGCGGCTGCCGAGTTCCTCGACGGTAAAATGGTCACCGTTCTTGTTGGTTCCCGCGTGGGTGAGGATGAAGGTGAATTTTTTATCACCTTCCATCTCTGTGTCGTCCAGGTTCATGCTCTCTGTGGAAAGCGCGTCTTCGCGGACGATGCTGATTTCCCCGATAATGCTGGCGTGGTTCATGCTTTCGGTATGTACCGAGGCGGACGCCTTGTTATCTTCGAGTTTTTGTTTCACCGCATTCTTAACCGCCTCCGGCAAGGTTTCATCGATGGTTCCGGGCATAAACGAGAAGACGAGCCCGCGCTCGAGCGCGACATTGTGCAGGCGGGTGTGCTCCATGACCACCTGATCCCGCGTCCACGTTGTGGTGGCGTTCTTTCCATCGGAATCCCAACCAGCCGCGTACCACCTATGCAGAATGGAATGGCCGAGTGTGAGCTGCGAGTTTTTCCGGGTCTTCATCCGGAAGTCGTCGGCCATGGTTTCGATGAGAGCCTGTTCGTTCAATTCCCCGTGCTTCGATCCGGCTTTTCTCTTTTTCGCGATGAAAAGAAGCTCGTTCGCGTATTTGCCGCCTGCGGCAGACTCACGCTTCACGATGTTGTACTCGACAGCGATCTTCCGGACCGTAACGTCGCCGTATGAGGCGGCAACCAAGTCGCCGAGTTCCTTCTGGGTGGGGTACGCCTTGTCGCGGTAGCTTATGAGGATGTGCGGGAAATTTCTGCTCGCTGCCGCGACGGTCTTTTCAAGCAGGTCGCGGATGCTGTCCCTGTCGTATTTCGTGCGGGACTCGAAGTTTCGGCGGCGCGTGTTCAGGATTTCTTTGCCTTTCCAGCACGTCATGAGGCCTTCCACGAAGTGGTAATAGTCCTCGTAGTCGTTGCGGAGGAACTCCGTGATGTACGGGGGATCGCAGTAAATGACGTCGGCTTTCACTTTCGGGATGATTTCAAGGACGTCGCCGTTGTACGCCTTGTTCTCCTGCCCGTTGTCGTAAACCAGCCTGTTGATCTGCCGGACATACCTTTTGAAGGTATCCACAAACTCTTTCAGGGTGATGTTGCCGATGCTGGATTTGCGGTATCCTTCGGCCAGTTCCGACACGTTGCGCGTCCGGTTCCGCTTGCTCCGGTTAAACATTCCGAATACGGCCTTTGCCTTGCAGGTATGACCGAGCGCTGCGAGGGCAATGTCTTTTTTGTAGCCCTTGAGGTTTTGGATGTTCGCCCAGACGCTGTCCATGAATTGAAGGATGGGCTTCGTGTAGTAGTAGCCGTAGAAGGTATCGACGATGAACGTCCCGGCTTTCGGGTTCTGCTCGACGAGCTTTTCCAGCTCCTCTTCGGAGATGGTTTCCGTGTTGTTTTCGATGACGGCCCTGGCGATATGGAACGAGTACCGCATGATGTCGTTGCAGACCACACGCAGGCCTTTCCGCTTGTAGAAATAGGCGACGTTCGCACCGCCGGAGAACGCGTCGAACAGGGATTTAGCATCTTTAGGAAAATGCCTGTCGATCCAGTTCATGACGAAGTGTTTGTTCCCGATGTAACCGGTGACCAGTACGTTGTCGATCTTGCCCGCGATGGCGCTGAGAATATCCGGATCGAACTCGCTCTCCTGTGAAAGCGCGGCGATCTCTTCCATGTTCGCGTCAGCCGACAGACCGGCTGCGTTCTCGTCTCTCGCGCAGACAAAAAGCCGTTCCTTTGCGTTCGAGGGTTCACCCTGGCGGTTCTTTCCCGCGAGCTGGTATTTGTGTTCCTTGGATTTCATCCGTGCGGACTTCCCGGCGTCAGCGATGATCTGCTTGATCTCCGACTCGGTCGGGTACGCGTTGTCCCGGTAGGAAATAAGCCAGTGGTTTATGTGTTTCGAGGCGGTGAGGAAATCCGTGAAGAACTGCTTCGCGTTGGAAGCGGCGATGCCGGGATAGTCGATCTTGTAATTGCGGATTTTCTTGTCGGGATCGATTTCCTTGTCTTTCCAGTAGGTCATGAGACCTTCCACGAAGTGGTAATACTTCTCGTAATTCGTGGAACTGAACTGTGTGGCGTAAGGCGGATCGAAATAAGCCAGGTCGGCTTTTACCTTGGGTGCGATTTCTGTGATATCGCCGTTGTATGCCTTGTTTTCTTTTCCGTTGTCGAATACCAGGGCGTTGATGCGATACAGGTTGTCCCGGTAATGTTCCAGAAAGCTTTCCCGCGTGTAGTTGCGTTTGCCGCCGTCTGTAGTGGAGGAGAAATGTCCGAATCCGCCCCCAGACATGCAGGTCTTCCCGAGCGCAAACAGGGCCATGCTCTTTTTGGTACCGGAAAGCGCGTCGATGTTGGCGCGAAGCACATCCAGAAGTTCCAGGACTTCGTTCCTGAAGAAAATACCGTGGAAGCTTTTCTGAATGAAATCCTTCGATTTCGAGTTGGTTTCCTTCAGAAGGTTTTCAATCTCGGTTTCCGTTAGCCGGACGTTGTTGTTTTCAACGATGGCGCGGGCTGCGTGGTAACAGTATGAGAGCCGGTCGTTGGAGATCACCTGCATCCCCTTGGTTTTGTACATGTACCCCACAACGGAAGAGCCGGAGAAAGCATCAAACACGGTTTTCACGTCTTCCGGCGTGTTTGACCATATCCAGTCAATCAGTTTCTGTTTCGACCCGATAAAGTTAGTTATGTATTTCGGGCGTTTCTCCTCGGGCAGTTCCTCGGTAACAAGGTCGAGTTTCCCTTCAGCGGCGAGGAGGCCTATATGCAGGTCCGCGTCCGCTTCGAGAAGAAAATGTATTTTTTCAAGATCGGTATCGAAGTTTTTCATTGGTATCACCTCTCAAAACAAAAGCCCGGCACCATTGCGATCTCTCGCATGTCACCAGGCTTGGGCCGACACGTCCGGACTTGATTCTCCGGGCTCGGCGCATCAATACTACCGGGGCTCGTTTTTCCGTGGGTTATTCGGGCAGGTTTTTAAATTCCCACTTTCCTTCGGTTTTTATTTTCTCGACATGTGTGACTTTACCGTTTTCAAAATGGATGACGATTTTCCCGAAAAAACGTTCTGACAGAAGCCGTTGAAAGAATTTAACGATTTTATGCACGATCAAACCTTTCCTTTCCGTATCTTTTCAAGCACATCCTCAACCAGTTTCGCCACGTTTTCGTATTTGTCAGTCTCAACGACCGCTGTCCGTGAACCTAGATAAACGGGGACCGAATCGCGGTGCTGTTCCAGGAAATCCTCCGGCAATTCCCTGATACCCTGCTCGATGATGCTGTTGATTACACTCTGTGCGTCCCATTCTTGTTCTTCATTGCCGGAGAGGTATCCAACCTCCAACGCCGACAGGTCATCTACGCCTTGCGCCCAGACACCTATGGGAACGAACTCCCATTTATTCGGATCGGGCCGTTTGTATTCGATAAAATATCGGAGCATCATTCTCCGGCAGCCTCCATGTTCAGTGCCATTTCCATCATCTCGGCGGTAAAATCGTTGTAAAGCCGCTCGAACGCAGCCCTGTTCTTTTCTCTGTAATCCCGCCATCTGCGGAAATCCCGCTTCGAGGCATTGTCAATCTCGTCGATGGATTCGAGC